ATGTCGTGATGCTGCCAGGCTGACAATCCGCCGCATACAATTGCCACTCACCGTCTATCCATTCAGCTTTCGCGTAGGTGTCCGCGTCAACGCTGATGTTCTCGAAGCGGTTGACGATTGTGATTTGTCGCGTCGTGGTTTCCATGTCCCCGTTTGGCTTCTTTCGCAGTACGACGGCCTGAGCATATGACGGATCGGTCAGAGTATCGACAGCGGCCAGCAGGTCACCGGAGAGAATGACTTGCAGATTCAACGGCTGCGAAATCTGAGCCCCGTACATCCGGCGAATAATCGCCAGCACAGAATCAGCCAGTGAGTTCAGTACTGACGCACTGAGTTTGTCACCGGCTTTGAATCGTGGCGGTTTCTTGTCTCCCTGCGTCATGTCTGCGAAGTCCAGAGAGAATTAAAATCGAATGTCTGAAACATCGTTTCAGAACTGTCTGCCGATAGTACCTTATCGTAATCTGCGGTGTCGTCTCGGTACTGATGGTTCCATCCGTAAATCGTCGTGCCCGCTGGTGATGCTCCCGTGCGGCTAACTGACGAAAACGCTTTCTGTGCCTTTTCGGTGAACTGCAGAGTGATTCGCCGCGTCGACCACTGACCATCAGTCGACAGCGTGACTTCGTCTTCCATGCCCTCGAATAGAAGAGTCTCAGGCTGAAACATCTGTGGGCTTCCCGGAAGTCTGCACGCCACGGAATTCACGCACCCCTTCATGTTCCCCAGCGTCACCCACGGGACAACCTGCACTTGATTCCAGGTGATCTCGTGCGTCGTCAGAATGTCCGGAACGATCTGATTCACGTCAGGCGGAAGCAGTTTGCTATCGCTGCTCCATTTGCAGGATCTGCCGACGATGCTGCGAAACTCGATATTGGTCCGTTGCCGATAGGTGCACCACGTTCCAGCCGGTAACGGCGTCGGGTCGTTTGGATCTTGCGATTCTCTCTGATCCGCTGGCAACGGCGTGTAAGTGATCGTAATCATTGCCAGTGTGCCGTCGTGGCTGATGCTTTCCGTGTTCGGATCTGTGATCGTAGACTGTGCTGGCAGATTGCTCATTCGCGTGATGTCGAATGAATCCGCCAGAACTCCCGGCCACAGTGTGGAATACGATGCAGGCAACCCGAACGGGCCAGATCGATAATGCTCTGCAATGAAGTCCCACCGGTCATTCCATGCCGTCAGGAAAATCCGTTGCAGATTAAACTGTCCAGACCGATTTCCGCTTTCGCGTGGTGAATCTTCATGCTCTTCAAAATACGGATACGGCATGTCATGTCCCCAGTATTGCGACGGCAGACAGTCCGCCAGAAAATGCACCGAGAATCTGCTTGTTCACGTCCAGTTGCTGCTTCTGAACATCCAGTTGTTGCTTCGCAATCTTGTCGGTTTCGAATTGCTTCGCAAGTCTGTCCTGAAGACTGCGGAACATGTCAGCCGCTCCGCCTCGCTGCGTCTGAATGCTCTGTGCCTCTGTGACTGCCGTAGCAACAGCATCTGCCAATTGTTCGTTAGGTGGTGCAGGCCCGCGGTCTGGCCTTTGCCCCGCTCTAATTGCAGCAGCAGCTTCAGCCGCTCCTGCCCGCTGTCGCTCTTCCGCTCGCAGCCTGCGAACCATTTCAAGTTCAGGGCCAATCACGTCACCGAAAAAAAAGTCTCCGCTCTGACGAGGCGAAAACTCCAATTCAGGCATCGGCATTACTTCACCTTCGCCCATCAGAACAGACGGGCTCAGATTGTTCGCAATCGACTTCCCGGCGTTCATGGCGTAATCGACCAGTTCGCCCAGCCATGTTTTGATATCGGTGAACATCAACTGCAACTGGTTCGGCAAGGCCTGGAACGTGAGAGTGATCGCAATCCCCAAGTCTGCCAGATTGTCCTGCAGTTCAACGAAGACTGCTTTTGCTTGTGTGACCATCGAAACAGACGTTTCTTTCACTCCGTTCAAGCTCTCAGCAGTCCCGTTAATGAACTCCAGCATCTTGTTGAGTTCCGGCAGCAACGCCGATCCGATCTGCGTGGCCAGCAATCCGATGTTGGTTTGAAACTTGCCGAACATTCCCTCTGTCGAATTCGATAGGCGCTCGTTTATTCCAGCCAGTCGGCCAGTGCCTGTTGTTAGTCCCTCAAGTGCTTTTCGCACCATGTCGTAACTGATCAGTCCGGCTTCCATGTCTTTTTTCAGATCAACCATACTGCGGCCTGTTTGCTGGCTGATCTCATACAACGGACTGAATCCGCTATTGATCAACTGATTGGATTCCTGCCCCATCAGGCGGCCAGAGTTTTTCACTTGCACCATTGCTCTCGCCAGCAACATCAACTGCTCACTGTTGCCTTGTGCGACTTCCGTCAATTGAGAGAGAATCGTGAATGATTCCTCAGTAGTCATTGCCTGATTCAGCATCAGCTTCTGTGCTTGCGACAATTCCGCCAACCCGAAAACGGTTTTCTTGTCCAGTGCCTTCAGGTTGTCCAGTGCCTGTTTTGCTTTCGATACACTGCCCAGCAAAACCTCAAACGAAATCGCCGTCGTTTCTGCCTCAGCGGACAGCGTCAGCAGTTTGGTGATTCCTGCCGTTGCCCCCACGGTCGCCAGAATCCCGCCAACGCCACTGAACGCACTGCGAACGCCTGTCAATGCACTTCCGGCAAGTCTGGCCTTAGACGCGATTGTAGTCATTGCAGACGCGGCTTTACCGGCTTCCGTCTGCACGGCTCGCATGCCATCGGCAGAGAACAGAACCTGTGCTTCTTGAATCGTGATTGCCATCAGACAGCCTGTTTCTGAAATATGTCCTCAGGGCACCAATAACCCAGATACACCAGTGCTTCGTACATCGTCAGCCCGGCAATCGTCGACGGCGTCCAGTGATACCGCTCGGCAAGCCCTCGGAATACCGCCGCCCAGGGAACCGTTCGCCGGGTAGGCATTGCCGCTCCCGGCTCCCCAGGCGGTTTCAGTTTCCCAACTGATCCTTCTGTTCCACTTTGTGAATCGCCTCGATGATCTTTCGAACATCTGCAAACCACGCAATGAAATCACAGCCCAGTTGAATTCCCTTTGCGTTTCCGATATTCGGCGGAAACTCATCAGGATGATTCACTGACAACGCCCGCCAGACTGACCACGCGATTCCCCGAAACGATCGATCAAACCGGTCTTCGTCTTCCATTGTCGCAATCACAGGCCGTGCCGCGATATCCGCTGCAATCTTGAAAGCCTCTTGCCGGATTCGCTGATCGGCAATTGCCTCGATTCCTGCATACGGATTTCCAGTCGTGCTGGTGATTGCCGATTCTTTCAGGGCGTAGTCCGCCAGAGTTCTGACCTCAAGCCTGTACGTCCTGTCGTCTTTTGTGAGTTCCACGGTACGTCTACCGCAGAGATTGAATAACCCGTCCGCCACTGGTCAACTCCTTCAAAATCAGACAACGTCAAACGCGGTGCCACTCGCTGCTGGTGCACCCTGTCCGGCAAACTTGTAATCAATCGCAATCGGGTCACCGCTGTCAGCGTCAACCGTGATCGGCCCGACTTCGGTGATCATGATTGTTCCGCTGATATAGTCGTCGCTGTCGACGTGAAACTGAGATGCCACCTCATCATTCAAAATGAACGGCATACTCTCTCCATCGTGCAACATGATCCGGACAGTGCCTGACCACTCACGCACGCCCTTCACGGTTTTTCGCCAGCCGCTCGTGCTATTGCTCGCGTACTTTCCGCCATCGGCGGTCAGCGTAATTTCCCAGCGTCCGGTCTGCACCTTTTCGGCTGCCGGACTGCCGGTCTTGAATGTCATGTCCTTACCGGAAAAAACTGTTCCTGCGGCCATTGCTTACGCTCCTTTAGGGCTTCGCGGTTGCTGAGTAAAGAACACCAATTTTCAGATTCGTGGCAGTTGTTGCCACTCCAAGAACGGTCACAAAATCACCGCTTGCCAGATCGCTGTACGGTGCAATGCCTCCGGCGTTTGTGCTGGCGACGTACACCTGCCCAACAGTAAAAGCAGAATTGAAAGTCAGATTCCCGCCGGTTGCGTACTGCAATGGCTGGCCATCGCTCGCACCATGCAAGGCAATCCCGGCGACTTTGCTGGATGCGAGTACATCAGCATCCGCAGGCTTCAGTTTATTGCTGGCCGTTGTGTCCTGATATACCGGCTGACCGGCTGTCACTGTTGCACCTGCAACGCCGATTGCAAAAATCGTTGTCGCCGTCTTCACTACGCTTGCTGCTGTCACTGACACATCAGCCATCACCTAAACTCCTGTGTGCATGATTTCCAATTGGACCTGTGTTTCCCAGATCCCTGTCTGTGTGTCTTGCTCTGTCGTCAATTGCCCGGTAGGTCTCGCCTGAATCACCTTCGATGCCGTTCCTGTGAATCCACGATCTGCCCACTGTGCAACAATTTCCTGGCCGATTGTCTTGCTGTCGTCGTAATTGATTGACAGGCAAGACAGTGTCAGGATTGATTTGTACCCTCGCTGTGAATTTGTTCGCCATGCTGGCTCTGTCGTGATTGTGAATACGACAGCATCATCAAAGTAATCGTCTTCATTTTCGTCTTGTTGCTCAGTCTCGGCGAACTCGTCCACGCTGGCGACGACTCGATTCAATGGCACCAATGCCGACAGTGTAGCAGTCTGTGCCCACCATTCGCCAATCAGTCTATCGATGCCTGTTTCCGCCATTATCTCACCACCGCCTTGCGCTTCGCTCCGGTCGGAACTCGCTTCGCTTCCCTGATCGCCTGATTGCCGTATTCCTGAAGATTGTCGACAACTGCGGGCTTCAAAAACGGCCTTGCCTTGCCGTCTTTTCGGTACTCCCACATTGCCATATAAGGGGCAATCTTCTTATCGACAAACACCCTGCCTTCCGGCTTACCTCGACTCATCCTCAACTCAACCGTGATACTCTGACGGCCTTTTCCTGTTCGCATTCGTGGCGGCTGTCCCGGGAAACTCGCTCCCGGATCTTGTGCCGGAATTCCTTTTTGGAATTCTTCCGACAGTTGCTCACCAACCAAAACCAGCCTGCCGAACTCCCGTTTCTGTGTCCTCAGTTCTGATCGTTGTTTTGCCGCAAGTTGCTTCCGTTGTCTTGCCCGATCTCGCCTGTATTTCTTCAGCCGCTTCCCGGCTGCTCTCAGTGACTTATTCGCCGACTTCCTGAATCTCTTTGCGGCCTTCAGCGCCTTCGCTGTTTTCTTCCGTGTTGACTTGAATCCTCTGATCGCTCGCCGCGTTCCTGACTTTCCGGCTTTCGCCAGTGTCTTTCGTGTTCGCTTCCCGGCTCGTGTCAGTTTCTTCCGTGTGGCCTTGATTGTCTTCGTTGCGACTTTTTTAAGTCGCTTTATCCGGCTCTTTGCTCGCCTCGGCATTTCTCAGCCTTTCGCGTCTTCTTGCTTCTCGTCTTCGCTGGTAGCGTTTGCTGACCAGTTGCCTTGCGATTGTGTGGCAACGCATGGCACATGCCTCAACCACCTTCCCGGCTGCAGTCTTCAGGAACTTCTGCAGCTCGGGTCGCCGGTCAATCAATTTTACTTTCACGCTCATGCGTCTGATCGTTTCAAAATCAGATATGGTAAGTCGACTCGATTGAACTGGTTTTCGATTCGCTCGATTCGATATGCCAATCCGTCAGCGTCAACAATGGTATCGCTCACATTCACGTCAGTGAGTTCTTGCAACATCAGATAGAACTCGCCAACGATGCCGCGTCTGCGGCCTCCCTGGCTCGATTCGATCTCAGCAGACGACTGAAACCACTTACACCGGATTCCAGCCGTCTGGCTGTCAATCGTCGCTCGTTCTGCCTTGCTCTCTGTGCTCGCTGTTCTCCGCTTTCGCAGCGTGACCAGTTCGCTCAGTTGCTGGTGACAGTACGAACGCTGAATAGCGGTCTCTGCCGGGTCAGTGTACATCACGCGCCAGGTCGTCGTAATGGCTCCACGTTTGACAGTAAACAGATCCCCGACAGTAACCACGGTTGACGCAATCGGCGTCCAGACGTGTGCCCTGCGAACTGTCTGCCTGTCTGGCTGTTCAATCAATCGCACGCAACGTGAAAGTGTCGCTCCTGTGGATCTGGTCCACGTCGCATTCTCCCCGAGTTCATCGGTGTTCAGGATTGCTGCACAGTCCAGTGCAAACTGCTCGCGAAGACTCATTTCCCGCCTCGCTGTGCTGTCTCAGTCAGTTCCTCAGCGGATACCTTCTGAAGATACTTCCGGACAATCAAATCGGAAATCTGACCTTCCAGATTCGCCCGAGTCGCCTGCTGTGATTGCAGATCAATCTTCACCGGATCTTCTCCGACTTCGATCTTCCCCGCGGACGAATTGCCCGGCCTCTTTGGACCAAAACGAAAACCGAACGTCTTGCCGCTCGCTGCTGGTCCTTTTGTGACCGTGATGCTTTTCAGTGCCATTGCTCAAACCTCAAACCGCCGCCAAAAAATGCCTGCCCGGTGTGGCGGACACAGGGCAAGCCACCGCATCCCGTCGGATGCGGCGTTGTCGCTTATCCGCCATCAGGTGAACGTTGTCAGAACAGCGTTCCACCATGCACCGTATCCGATGTTGTAGCGGGCATAGGTGCCCATCTGCAACTGCTTCATGTTCATGTCCTCGGCTCCCTGAACGTTGGCAGTCAGGGATTCACGCGGCTGGAAGATGAACGGACGCAACGGAACGTCAACGCGAAGCAGATACCACTTCGCTGAACTGGTCAGATGCGTGCTCATGGCCACGGCAGGAGTGTCCAGCACAACGTTTGTTCCGCCGCTGTTGTTCAGGATCTGGTTGAACGCCTTTTTGGCAACCGTCTCCAGTGCCCGCGGAACAAGTGCGACGAACTGCATCCCGGAATTCAATCCAGTAATCACATCTTCGTGCAACGGCTCGCCGTTGTCGTCTTTGAACCCCATCATCGCCGATCGAGCAGCTTCGTAACTTCCCAGGAACTCGTCGATTGTGGGAGTCGTGCCGGTTGCCGCAGCATAGGTCAGGTCATTGTCCTGGCTGCCACTGTTTCCCCAGCTGTGATCAGTGTCGAAAAAGAACTGACCGTCAAAGCAGGCAGTGCTTTCGCCGTTGACGATCGCACTCATCAGCAGCTTGTCCGGATGCCGTGCCGCTCGCTGTGCCAGAGTCGTAAGGGCTCCGTCGTACAGGCCCAGGCGATCGTCAGCAACGTCCTTCTTCTCGATCTCCAGCGAACCTTCCCACTCTTTGTTAGGGAGTGTGTAGGTCGCTCCGCGGAGCTTGTTGTACACCCGATCCCCGAGATACTCGCGAATCGACGGCATCGCACCCAGAATGCCGTACTGCTCATCAGCACCGTCAGACGGCGTAATGGTGCAGATCTGCGGATAGAACGTCTGAACGGCAGACGCCTCACGGTTGAATTTTGCGGTAAGTGCTCGGCTTGCCGCGATAGCTTTGGCTGTATCCAATGCCATTGAAAGAACTCCTCAGAAAATGAACTCAAAATGCGGTCAAACCAAACAATCAGGAACCACGGGATTCCAGATCCAGAACACGGATCTGAAGATTGCGGATCACGCTCAGCACAGTATTGGCTTCATCCTGTGTGGAAAAGCCCCAAGCACTGCTGTTGATTGTGTTCGCAATCGCGTAATCGGCAGACGATGGTGACGTGTGAGTGATCGTCGTCAGTGCGGCCACCGGCAACGCTCCGACTCCCACCGCGTCGATGTCAACGCGAATCTTCGTGCTGCTGATGAACTCGGTAACCATGCCGATTGGAACGGACGCCGTGCTGATGCTGACGCCGACGGTGTAGTTGTCTTCAGCATAGACCTTGCTGCCAACGTCAGCCTGAGCGAACCCAGTGCCTTGCAGAACGAACTCGCCTTCCGCCCAAACTTCAACGGTCAGGTCGCCAGCGCTTCCGCTGCTGTTGTCGACTTCGCCCACGGCAACGCCAACGAACCCATTCACGCCGGTCGCCGTCACATCGGTTGCGTATCCCGCAGCCGTCAGAAACACCAACGTGCCTTCGTAAATGTGCACAGACGCGGCTACCGGGTAACTGCGTCGCCCTTCTCGTTTTTCAATAACCTGATTTGCCGTAACGGCCATCGCTCTTCTCCCTCACGAATTCCAATCGAATCAAAACAACAACGCCTGACCGTCAGGACCTGTTTGCGAACTTGATGAACTCATCTTCGGTCATGCCGAACGTCATGCCACGTTTTTGCAGGTCAGCAAATTCAGCCTTCAGTGCTGAGTTCGGGTCGCTTTCCTGCGGCGTGACAGATGCAGACAGAACAGGATTGCGAACGGTCAGCAGTTGCGACAGCGCAGTCTGCGTTTCCTCAACGCTGAATCCAGCGTCAACGAAGGTGTTGAACTTGTCGCCCGCTCCGGCCAAGTCGCACAGCGCCCGGATCTTCTTGCATCGTGCCCGCTCGTCTGCGGCCAGATCGGCGGTAACGCTTACCGCTGAAATCTCCGGCGTTTCTGCCGTTGCGAAAACCTGTGGCGTCTGCTCAGCCGCTGGCGTTTCGCTGGTCACAATTTCCGCTGGCGTCTGATCTGCCATTGGTTTTTCCTTTGACGAAAAATAGCGGTCCAGAAACCCGTCAATGCGTGCCCGGACCACGTCAGGCGTCGCATCGGTGAAATATGTGTCCAGCAACGTCGTTGCCTGCAATGGCAGGTTTCTCAGATCCGCCTCAGACAGTCCGAACAACCCAGTTCTGGTTGCCGCTGGAGTATCGACAACGTCAGCCGCTCGCAGTCCAGTGAATCGCATCGGCCACTTCGCGGACTGCCGATCTTCAGCAGGCAACGAAGACAACGAAGACTCCCACTGCTTCAAATTTGCATCATCCAGTTTTCCGGCAATCGAAACCCCGAACGCTTCCGGATCTTGTTCGGCCATGTCCAGAATGTAGTTGCCCAAGTCGCCCTGCGGACTGGTGAAAGCGGTGTCTGCAATGTGCAAATCGGCTCTGACGGTGTCGCCGTCGATTCGCCAGTTTGTCCAACGCCCGAGATAACTGCCCATGCCATCATTGGACATATTCGGGTGAGTGAATCGGGCTTTGATCCCGTTCCGCGGCATCTGGCCAAACCTCATGATCTGGCTCAGCGTCTCACTGTCAGCGGTCCACGGCCTCGCGTCGCCTTCATTCAGATTTCCGGCCTGCATGACAGACGCACCGTAAATGACGTTGCCCTGACGGTCGACTCGTTGCGGAGGTGTCCGAGTTGCGTCAGTGCGGAACATGTCAGACGAAGGTGCGGTGTCGATTGTCTTCATTCGTCATCTCTCGCTTTCATCTGCTTCTGTACTTTGCCTGCCCAGGCTTCTCCCGGATCGCCGCCCCACAATGCCCAGGCAATCCGGCCATTGCTCGGATAACCGCTTTCACCGGGTGACCAGCCTTCGCCCTGCTTATCGACTGTGTGCCTCGCGAAGTAACTGACCATTCGATTGATCGTGCTCGGACTGACGGCCTTGCCGTTGCTGAGATCCCGTGCCCGTGCAATACCGACAGCTGTTCCGCCACGTTTGTATTCGCGTCGCCATGCCAGTCCTCGCCGTGCTTCTTCGCGAACAGCTTCAGGCGGTCGGAAATCAATGCCCGCGTATTTCTTCGGTGCCGCCAGCAACGCCACGCCGCCACTATCGTGACTCATTCCGCTTGACGGCTCGTCTGGTGTGTCTTCGCTGTCGGTTGAATCTGGCTCCTGATCCAGCCCCAACGATGCTCGATAGGCTGCAATGCGGGCTTCCATGTCCGCCTTGACCATCTGTTCACGTTCGATCTGCTGCAACGTCTCGTCGAAGTCTCGGCCCCGTGCTGCCAGTGATTCGGTCTGAGTCGTCAACCCAGCTGAGATTGCCGCAACGTCTGCCTTCACTTCCTTTTCTGGGTCAACCCACGGCCACCCTGGCGGAATCCACTGATGTTGCAGGAAATGATCGCGGTTTTCTTCGTACTTCACCGGGTCGACCGGCAGCAGTCCACTGATAACGCAACGGTCGATGAATCGGCCCCAGACCTTGCGGAGAACTTGTTCGATCAGGCAATACTGCCAATTCTTGAACGTAATCCGGCCATCGATCAACGCCAGGCGCCCGCCGCTGAAGTTGTTGGTGAACTGCTTCGCCAGCAACTCATACGGATATCGCAACGCTGCCGCCACGCCATGCAAGGCCCATTCAACATACGGTGCCAGTGTGCTGCCTGGCCGTGCCGGGTCGCTGAACGTGACGCCCTCGCCATCCGCCAGATACTGAACCGTTCCAGGTGCCAGATCCTCAAGGGCGCTGCGTCCAGCCAACCGCCCCGATTGTGCCATTGCTGTTGGGTCTGTGACGCCTGTGATAAATGCCCCGTAGCATGCGGCCACCTGTTCGGCCACAAGGTGGGCATGAACGAAATCTTTCAAGTCTTTCAGCTTACCCATTGCTGGCGACAGCCACGGAACACCCCTCAGTTGCCCTGGTGTCAATTCTTCGTAGCAGTGCAGCAGATCCACAAGGCTGACTTCGTCTTCCTGAACATCGACCTGCCACGAATCATACGGCAAACTTCGACGAACGAACGCCGCGATTGGCTTGTTGTTTGCGTCCAGTCTCAGCCCGAGACGCCGCCGCTCGTTTGCCTGCATCTTGCTGTACGTGATGATCGGAATACGTGACGGGCTTATCACCTGCACGGTCAACGTGACGGGCTTTTCCGGATTCGCATCGTCTGCCATGTGCAACCACGACTCGCCGTAGATTGCATTGCATCGCTCCAGCATTCGCTGCTTCGCGAAGAACTGTTCAGCCTCTGCCCATTTTGCAAAATACCACTCGGACATAACCCGGAACTGTTCAGCCTGTGCTGGTGTCAACAAGCCTCGCTCAGCCTGAACCCTACACTGCGGACGGATGCCAGTCCCAATAACGTTGTCGACACGGCCATTGATCGCAGACGCCGCGAAAACATCATTCCGATACAGGTCGTTTGCCCGGTCGACCAGCTTTTCTAACTCGTCCTGCAACTGGTCATTGCTGGTCGTTTTCGGAACAATCCAGTTTTCCCCGCGGAGTCGATCATTTCCTGCGGCTTCGTAGGCTGCGAAATTCTCCGCCGCTCGTGCGGCCATCATCATCCGCAATTCGTGATCAACGCGGGCTTTCACTCGCCCCGCCGCCCAGCGTGGCGATACTCGTTGAATGACCGAATCCAGCCGCGTGAATCTGGCTGCGTCGGTAACTCTCGAAGCGTAGTTCGGTGAGTCGCTCATTGGCTGAACCTCACCAGGTTACGGGCTCCCTGCAATCCGCCTGATGCCTGTCGTCGCAGATCTGCAATCCGCGCGTCAAGCTCCGCCAGCCATTCGCTGGTAGGCTCTTTTTGAACCATCTGACCATCGAGCGTATACGCAACCACAGGGGCTCCGCCCATCAAAGCCGATTCGACTTTGTCGCGAATGCTCTCGTACAACGCCAGACGTTCTGAAGATGATCGTGCCATGACGCAAATAGTCACCGGCTTCAATCACAATGACAACCGGCTATTGCTATTCAATTATCAAACAGGCCCCTACCGGCTTTTCCTTGCGTGATCGTAGGCAATCGCTGCGGCCTGCTTTGGTGAGTAGCCCTCGCGAATCAGCGTGCGGATGTTTTCTGCAATCGTTTGCTTTGATCGACGATTCTTTAGCGGCACTGCTCTGGTCTCCGAACGATTGACTGAAACCGATTGCCGCACTGGCAGGCCCGATACTGGATTCTCAGGTCTCCGGCTGGCTGGCTGCTGTACGTTGCTGCGAATTGGCCACAAACAGGACAACGGCCACCCCCTGGAACCGCGTGACTCGGCGTGTATTCGCATCGCTGTGTATAGTTCGGGCTTTTCGGCGGTCTCATCGCAGATTCCTCACGAATTTCTCTGGTTTCTTGCCTGAAATCACACCTTTTGCCGCCTGAATTTCCGCCTGCCGTTGCCTCTGAGATTCTACCGAGTCTGCATCATAACGCAAAATGGAAAGCCCAACGAATGACAAATAGGCTGCGTCCAAGAGGTGGTTCCGCGTGAAAGTCTGCTGCCACTTCGTGATCGTGCCTTTTCCGACCTCAAACGCTGTCACCTCACGCTCTGCGGTCAATTGTTTCGCCACTTCAATTCGGTGCTCCGGCTGATCGGTCGCAGGTAACAGCAAGGCTTGCGGAGATTCTGCCGGAACACTTAACGCCTGATGCACCCGCCGCTTCCACAAGTCTGCATTGTTCTGGTATTCGCGGAACCTGCCAGCAGATCCGGCAAAAAGAACATCATGCCAGCCCTCTCCCAGTTTGATCGTCACCTTCGATCTGTCCCGCGGTGCATTGTAAACCTGCCCGAGATGCTGCTTAAAGCCGAACCCCTTGCTGGTATTCCAGAGCGAATGCTTCGCGGCCTCTTCACGAATCAGATCGGTTTCCCAGCCTGCATCAATCAACACGATGTCCGCCGATCGGTTGCCTGAGTCGCCCTCCCAGCCTGTATCAAATTTCTCTTGTAACAATCTGATTGCCTGACGAAGTGCCGTTTTCAAGTCTGCCAGATCTCGCTGCACTGGCTCGAATCCGTAGTCAATGCAAATTGGTTGCCCGTTCCACTGCTCCGCTGTGACGAACCAATCCAGCTGAGCCGCCCGCACGTCAACGCCTGCTGCAATCCGGATCGTTTCCGCTGGAACCTTGCCACGTCGCCACTGGCTTTGACGGTGCATAATGGATCGGAAATCCAACGCTTCCACGGCCTGTTCTTTCGGCTTCGCAGGGAGTGCCCATGTCCACTGCAGCAACTCCCTTTCGCTGTTGTCGGTGTCGATTTCTCGCCGCCCTCGCCACTCATCAGCCGCAACGATAGCCGACGTGACGAAGGTATTCGTTGCCGCGGAATAGCGAAAACCCATTGTCTTCGTCTGCGGAATATCGCCAGTGACTTTTCCGCTTTGGTCGATGAATTGCCCGCGGTGTTTCAGTTTCGCCGTTTGCAGCATCTTTCGCCGCTGTGTGTCGTCGAACAGCCATCCGCATGACGGGCAAGCCCAACGCGCCAACGCCTCAGCCTCTGCCTCTGATTGTGCATCCTGCCAGCCGTGCAAGTGCTCACGCCCAGGGCAAACAAACTCACGGCAAGAATCGCACTGGAACACGACTTCGCCAGCAGTCCCCTGACTCCATTCCTGCCAGATGCGGCCTTCTTCGACTGTGACAGTCGATTCCAGATAGATTCTGGCCTGTCCGCTCGCTCGATATGCTCTGACGCGGCCTTCCATCTGTTTCAGTTTCGTGGCCTCGTCCGACTTCCCGCCGCTCTCGTCTAAATGCGAAACTTCAGTCACAACCAGAATCGGTGCGGTGAACCCGGCCCGCTTCGCGTCGTCGCCGCCTGCCGTGATGAACTTCAAGTTCGATCCGTTTGAAAACTGAATCAGCTCCGGTGTGCTGCCACGACTTCCGGCCCCCTTGCGTGGCAGATAACGTGCGTACTGGCTCGCCTCGATAACTGGTCGAACGTCCAATTGCCATTTGTCATTAGCCATATCCATTGACGGAAGGCCGAACAAAACTGTCTGCTGTCGCTCGAATAAATGATAAAGAATCGGCACGACGACGAACGCCAACGTTTTCCCGGACTGCTGCGGGCCAGTGCAAGCGAATCTGAAAAAGTCGCCCGAGTCGACCGCGTCGAAGAACAGCCCGTGTGCTGGCTGTCGACTACAACGAAAACGCTGTCCCTGAAACGGTCCGTCAGGCAGGATGATTTCAGATTCTGCAAACTGTCGCAGGCTGCGGAACGGCTTGACGACAACGTGCTGTCGATAGACCTCAGCCAGTGCCTTCTTACTACTCTTCGCGTAGGCTGTCCAGGGTATCTTCCCGGGTGGTGTCATCATGTCCATCGAATCGCTCCAGTCCCGCCAAAACCTCCGCGTTTGCCTCCTCAACCAACTGCCACAACTCAGTCTGGCCCAGACGTTTCAAATTCTCCGCCAGCCTCCGATACGGTCCAACAATCGCCTGAATCCCTTCCTGGAAATCATCGAGCCTGACAATCTGGTGACGCTGCTCCGCCAGTTTGATTTCCTCGATTTGTGCTTTCGCCATCCGGTAGCGTTCGAGCCCTTCGCTCTCTGACCCTACCAGCATTTCGTCACCGGCTGACGGGCTTACCGCTGGCCCCTCGGTCCGGTTGTGCCACCAGATGCACCCGGCATAAATCTCCACCTGATTGTCTTTATCAAAGGCAGGAAAAGTCGGGTCGTGCTTGCATTTAGTCAACGCTGGTGAACTACACCCGAGAATCCTCGCCAACTCTGCCTGGTTGCATCGTTTTCGGTATCCCACGGTGATAGTAACCCAGTTTCAAAATCGAAAACATGAAAATTTAGGAATAGGAAAACCC